CGCACACCCTGACCAGCAAGCGCAGCACAATGCACCTGCCCCAGCAATCCCGCCTCACGACACCCCAGCGGGTCCTGAGGCTCCAGTAGCCCTCTAAGGAGAAATGATGCTAAACAAATTGAAAAATGTTCTGAAGCGTTCCGTAGGTATTCTTATCTCGTCGTTCATTCCTGGAATGGCTGCGGGTGCACCAACCGTGGGCTGGTTCCTCGGTGGCGTGACTGGTGTTCTCACCGTGTTCTCGTCTGTCCTGATTTACTTCGGTGTCCAGTTGGCTTGGGACGCAACCATTAGCGAAGCGGACATCGAAAAGGGTTTCCGTGCCGCTGTTGCTAAGCAAGCAGAGAACAACAAGGACATCAAGGCTGCTCTCGATGAGACCGAAGGTACTCCTGAGGCTCCTGCTGCCCCTGTAGAAGCCAAGGACTTTACCTTGACCACTCCTGCTGCCCCTGCTGCTCCAGCCGCACCTGCGACTGACGCCCCAGCAACTGGTCTTGCGCCAGACCCATTTGGCTAAATGATTCCACGCAAGCCTCTGGCTCCAAACAATAGGCTAAGCGGACGTAACCGTTCCGCTTTCCTGGCGTCCCTGGAGTCAGAGGAAGCGCGGGTTCGTTACCCAAAATCTAAAGAACAATCCTCAGTCTTTCACTATTTGAGAACTGGTCGCCAAAACTCCGAAGGCTTCGGTGGCGGAAATCGGATATCCAGATGAATACCATAACTATGCTGGCTACAACGATTATCGCTATCGGAGGCGCTTTGGGCGTTATTTGGAAACTATCCAAACCCCTAATTAAGAAAGCCCGTAAACTCCTCAACTCAATTGAGAAGTTCATCAGGGACTGGGAGGGCGAAGAAGCCAGTGCTGGACGTGATGCTGTTCCAGGCGTTATGGAGCGCCTGAATAGAATTGACGGAGAATTGAAGCATAATGGCGGTTCTTCTATGAAAGATTCTTTGCGTCGAATTGAGAAGAAAATTGCTCAAATTGATGAGAGACTTGAAGAAGGCAATGAAAGATTTGCTCACGTCGAATCTCGACTAGATGAACTTGAGAAAGAAGACTAACTATGGCTGCTGGTCTAGGTGGAATTATTGCTGGCGCTGGCGCTAAGGGCGTACGCGCTGTTGACCGTGCTCGCACTGGATACCACGATGTAGCCAGGGAGGCAATCAGGGTTAAGGGCGCTGCTGAGGCTCAGGCGTTGGCTCATGAACACACCCTGAAGACCCTCCACACCGTCCACAAGATGGCTGGTCAGGGCACCGATGTTAGCCTAGATATTCACGCCGATGGTCGCCACAATATTGGATATACCAAGAAGAACATTGGCGAAAACTTTGGCGAAGTTCAAGAAAAAGCCGCTATCAAGGACTTCAAGGGCTCTCGCAAGCCATCAACTCAGAGCCACGATGAGCGCGGATTTCGCACCGAAACCCCAAACCACTATGAGGACGCTAAAACTGCCGCAATCGAGGGAACTCCAAACCGATTGGCACTTCCTGCAGGTAAGGGTCTAGCGGACACTCCACGTGTAAATGGAGCAATCCCTATGGGAACTGGTAAAGAAGAAGCACCAGCAGAAAAATCAGACGCAGATAAAATTAAGGAGCAATCAAACTTGAATCCAAAGCAGACCGCTCAGGCTGGCTCAACTAAGCCAGGTTTCGATAAAGACGGAAAGATTACCCATGTGGGCGAAGCACTTAACGGCGCAATCAAGCCTCACCTAGACTCGGCTAACGCACGAATTGACGCCCTAGCCGCCAAACTTAAGGGATAATAAGCATTATGACTAAATGTGCAAACTGCGCCGCTAATGCGGATTACACCTACACCATCAACCCTCAGTTCCTTATTCACTACTGCACTGAGCACCTACCTAAGTTCTTGACTCCTTTGAAAGTCGCTGGACGTTTGGCACTGCAGGAGGAGGCTCCAGTTGTGGAGGCTCCAGCAGAGCCAGTTGTCGATGCAGCACCTGCGAAGTCAAAGAAGAGCGACACCCCAGTAGTTGACGAAACTCCAGCGGAGCCAGCACCTGCTGAGGAACCAGCACCAACAACTGAATAATGGGAATGGTCCGAAAGTTTGCCGTTCAGGGACATCCTGTTCCTAACGGGTATGCAAGACCCCGAGGACCGTTTCCCCCAGAACTCTTCGCCCCTAATCCTAGGGCTGAAGACTTGGAAAAATCGGACTCCTTACACGAAGCACTAGATGATATAAAGATGTTCCGCTGCAAAGTCTGCGGAGAGTTTCTTTATGAAGACGAACTTGAAAATCACGTATGTGATGAAGAATAAGTTTCCTCTGTGCACGAGGAATAGCAACAACCCACTCTAGAGAAAGATAACTACCATGAGCCTAGGCAATGGCACTACTGTTAGCGGTCTTGGAACCGTTAACGACGACGCACACAACGTCGATTCAAAGGGCAACGTTCAGGTTGACTTTGTATGGGGAAACGTCCCTATGCAGCCTAACGATGACCGCACCATCCAGCCAATTCTTGGTACCGCTAACTACGGTACTAACCTTGACTTCACCAAGGATAACCACGTAATTGTTGAGACTGGTTGGAACGGCTACCCACTGTACACTCCAAACAACGATGGTTCGTACACCTCGGTTGGCGCATCAGGCACCTACGCAGATGCTGCCCCATACCTGATTTTCCCAGTCATTCTTGGTGACGCTACCGCTGTTGCTGTAGACAACCTATACGACGCTGGCTTTGCAACTGTTACTACTGCTTCTGCAGCAACTAACACTGCTAAGACTATTACTCGTGTAAACGTAACCTCGACCACCTCGGCAAGCGTCTACGCTACTGGCGCTGACACTGCATACGCAGTTGGTACTCAGGTAACCATCGCTGCAGGTACTGGTATCCCAGCCGCAGTTGTTGGTACTTGGTACGTAACCGCAAGCGGTTCGGGCTACATCACCATCGCAGGTACTGGCTTCACCGTGGCTGACACTGGTGTAATCAGCGCCGCAAGCACCCTGACTGGTAAGACTGGAACCATCGCATCGTACACTCTCGGTGCAGGTAACACCTCGAACCAGACCACTGCTTCGACCATCACTGTTACTCCTTGGGCATAGTCTTAAGTTAACGGTAAAAACAAGCCGTGCTGCCGATACACTGGTAGCACGGCTTGTTTGTTTAAGGAGATGCTATGGCGGATGACCAAATCCCTGGTGGCGGCAGATACCTTTCACGCCAGGAACTTAGCGACCTTTTTAATGACGCACTTGGCAACACCGACACCCTGGCAGTTGACCGCAGAAAACTCTACGGTAAGCAAGCGGGTCGAATCTTTGCTGATGCCGTAAATGCCGCAGACCAAGAGTTGGGCTTTCAAAATTCAACACAGTACTATGCTCCAGACCAGTATGCCCCTGGAACTGTAACTGTTGACGCCAACGGCAGAGTTTTAGACTCCAATGGCAATGTAATCAGCACCGTAAATGGTGCTTCTCCTGGCTTTGTTGAATGGGATGTCCCTACTTCGTCAACGAACTATAAGCGCCCTCGCACAGTAGCGGCGGGTTACACGCCTAACCCAAATGACCCAGATAATGGAACTATGACCGTGGTTTTCCGCGATGGTACGTTCTACAACTACTACCAGGTCAGTCCTACCGAGTGGGAAGCGTTCCACGCCTCATACTCAAAGGGAAAGCCTTGGCTCAACCTTAAGAACAGCCAACAAGCATCTGATGGTCTTTTTATTGGCAAGCCTCGAGGTATTGCTACCGACAAGTCAGAAATTGACCCGCACATTCGTGAGCAACTTTACCGTGTTGCCCGCACCCAGCAGCAAAAGATTCGCCCTAAGGCAGGTCGTTCTTTCCAGAAGCCAGGCTACCGAGATGGTCAAGGAGTCATGACCCCAATTCAAAACCGTGTGGGTCGCTCTCCTGGTGCCTACAAAGCGGGTAATGTAATTGCGGGACGTAATCGCCCTACTGCCAACAAGCCAAAGAACAGCGCAGCAAGAAGGAAAGCCAGTTAGTTAATGCCCAAGGTTCACAACATCGGAAAACAACACTTCGTTCAATACTTCAGATATCCTGCTAAATGGGGCTGGAAACTAGCCGTTCGGGGCGAGACTCAGGAGATTGAGCCTCCCTTTCGCAAATCAAACCCGATAATGGTTAGGCTACCTTTCTACCGAGTCTTAGTTCTCGGTAAGTGGTCTGGAGTAGAATCAGATGAAGAAACCGCACTCAATAACGCTACAAAAGGACGTGTACTAACAGATGAAGATTTTGAAGAAGGATGGACTCCGCCCGCCTACCAAGATTCAGAAGAGGGTGAAGACTATTCCTACCTCTGACCTAATCCTGTGGGCAGAAAATGCCCTGTATGTGATTGGTAAAGAGATTACTCACCACCAGCGAGACCGCAGCATTGAGGCTCTCTACGAGGCTGAGATGGGTGCGGAAGCCTTGTTGGCTATTACCCAGGAACTAATTTCACGAGCAAAAAATGCCTAAGACATCAGACCAGTTTGAAGAAGTTACTCCCGAGTATTTCCTCGAGGAGCACGATACCGAAGAGCAGGACCTTGGTCCACTTGACGAAGAGGTTGACGAACTTACTACCGAGTTCGTAAACAGTCTTATCGACAAGATGATGGTCTTCCTCAGAGCCATGGTGGGGCACGACCTCCACCCTTATCAAAAGCCTTTGGCTCGTCGAATCATGGAGTCAGTCATCCTGAAAGACGGTAAAGAGATTACCGCCCTGGCATCTCGTCAGTCAGGAAAGTCAGAAACTATTGCGGATACAGTAGCGACATTGATGGTGCTATTGCCTATTCTGGCTAAGAGATACCCAGACCTACTCGGTCGCTTTAAGGACGGTATCTGGGTTGGTCTTTTCGCCCCTACTGAAGGACAGGCAGAAACTCTCTTTGGTCGAACTGTAAACCGTTTGACCTCTGAGCACGCTCAGCAGATTCTGGGTGACCCAGAGATTGACGATGCTGCGGCTCGTGTAGGTGGTGTGACCAAGCAGATTAAACTCAAGAAACTTGGCTCTACCATGACCATGATGACTGCTAACCCACGTGCGAAGATTGAGTCTAAATCGTTCCACCTTATCGTTATCGATGAGTGCCAGGAAGCCGATGACTATGTTGTAGACAAGTCAATCGCCCCGATGATGGCGTACTACTCGGGAACCATGGTTAAGACTGGTACCCCAACTGTCTCTAAGAACAACTTCTACAAAGCAATTCAGTTCAATAAGCGTATGCAGACTGGTAGAGGTTCCAAACAGAACCACTTCCAGTGGGACTGGCGAGATGTGGCGAAAGTCAACCCAGACTATGGCAAGCACATCAAGAAAGAAATGCTTCGTATTGGCGAGGACTCTGATGAGTTCCAGATGTCGTATAACTGCAAGTGGCTACTTGAGCGCGGTATGTTCGTTACCTCAACCGCTCTCGACGAACTCGGGGATACCTCCCAGGAACTTGTCAAAATGTGGCACCAGACTCCCGTTGTGGTGGGCATTGACCCCGCCCGTAAGATGGACTCCACTGTCGTTACTGTGGTGTTTATCGACTGGGACCGCCCTGATGAGTTTGGCTATTTCCCTCACCGCATCCTAAACTGGCTCGAACTCCAGGGCGATGACTGGGAAGAGCAGTATTTCCAGATAGTCAACTTCTTATCCAACTACGACGTATTGGCTGTTGGTATCGACGGCAACGGTGTTGGAGATGCTGTGGCACAGCGCCTCAAGATTCTGCTGCCACGTTCTGAGGTTATCCCTCTGACCTCTAGCCAGACCGAGCAGTCCAAGCGATTTAAGCACCTTCAGGCGCTGATTCAGCGCGGTTCGCTCACGTTCCCAGCCCATGCCAAGACCCGCCGTTTGAACGTTTGGAAGCGTTTCTACCAGCAAATGACTGACGCCGAGGTCCAGTACAAGGGTCCAAACTTCGTGGTGGCAGCCCCTAAGGAAGCCTATGCCCACGATGACTTTGTGGACTCTCTGGCTATGGCTTGCTCGCTAACTCAGGAACTGACGATGCCTAACGTCGAGGTCAGTTCTAATGTTTTCTTTTAGCCTGACATTTGCTCGGTAACAATCCAAACTAGTTATTGGAAATAACTCGAGTTTCCATTTTCCAATTTATTAAGGAGTACCTTATGGGTATTGCACCTGCACCTCAGTTCCCTGAGCGTTCACCTAACGTGTATGAACTCAAGATGGCTGGCAACATGGAGCGCCGTGGTCCACTGCGTTTCGAAGAAGGCGTTGCTACCGACACTGACGTTCCATCGGACTTTGAGACTGGTATCATGAACGGCTTCGCTGCCGCTCCTGGTCGTCCAAACCGTAACGCTCCAGTA